ATACCAATCGTTTGATCCACAGCCACTCCGGTCTTGGCGGACAATCCGAAGAGGTCATCGCCAAGAGCCTGTAGAGATGAATCAGTAAGCTGGAGAATCTTGTTTACCTCCAGTAGCGAGTCATTGAATTCGATGATGAATTTAGCAGCCGCCTGAGAAGCGTTGACGATAGTGTTGATGGCGATAGCCACACCACGGAATGCCGCAGCCTTCTTGCCAACGTCAAAGCTTAATTCCTCAAGCTTCTCCATCTCCGACTTAGCCATCTTAGTGCTAGACGTAAGCTGCTCCATCCCCCTGGCTGCGTCACCGACACCACCACCACCACGACCAGCGCCACCAGGGCTCGCGCCAGGACCGGGTGGGCGAGGTGGGCGTCCGCCGCCTCCGCCACCAGGGGATATCATTAACATCAACCGTGCGTGCTCCAGCAGGGAATGGAAGATTTCCCTTAGCTCCAGCCCCTGGACCAGCTCCACCAGCGCCTACAGAGCCTACAGAGCCCAGTGTGCGGACTAAAGAACGTAGACCTCCGTTGACTTGCTTGGTTAGCTCATGAAGCGTAGAGAGGGACGTAGCGGACCTACCAGCAGCTTGACGCTGTGCCTTGAATGGATCAGTCTTGGTTCCGCCAGAAACATTAGCCTGGATGTCTAAACGTGTCTTCTTAACAGCGTTCTGAACAGCATTACGGATTTGTGATTCAGCGGCGCGAAGGCTATTCTTGTTAAGCTCTAGCTTGATCTTGTTGAGCTTGATGTTATCAAACCGAGCCTTGACTTTTTTGCAGCCACACCGGCATCAGCCACCAGCTTCTTTAGTGCCGACGTATCTACCTTGAACTTAAGAGTTCCGGCGTCCAGGTCTCCCTTGACATCCACACCGGTAATCTTTAGCTTGGCCTCGATATTAAATTGGTCTGCCAACTGCTACCTTCCTATAAGTAAGTATTAACTACTAGCTGTCTTTTTGGTAACCTTTTTGGCTACCTTCTTCGCTGTCTTTTTCGCTACCTTCTTCTTTGTGGTCTTCTTTATATTGCTTGTGGTATTGTTTTAGTTCTTCAATAGTTATATGTGCTTTATTCCTATTTACTAAAGTTTGGTGTTTATCTAATTCTTCTTGTTCGGCAATTAATAACTGTGTTTTATTTTCTAATTTTAATGATTTTATAGGTATCACTTCAAAGCAATCAAATCCTCCATTATCCCTAATATGACAATAAATAGGGGATGAAAATTCTTTTCTTTCTTCGTGGTTACAACTATATTTATGCTTTCCCTTTCTATTAGAGAAATTAGTTGTTGAACCCACATAAACGACTTCTTTGTTTTCCATATGTCTAATATGGTAAATAATAGAGTTGTGATAGTCTTGTTTGCGTCCCATTATATTCTATTACATTCTAATCTTTAAATCAATTTTTATAATTCATTTGTCTCCAAATTTATTTTATTTTTCGTTTCTTCGTTGCGGATTCTTGGAACAGTGACCCTGCTTCTGATAAATGAATTTTATGTTTTTCAAACAATGTACCCTCTAAAAGAGTTGAGATTTGACCCAATATTACATTTTCTGGATTACAAGTATTACTAAAATCACCATTTATATTTTTAATAATATCTCGCCCACACGGGCATGTATATGACACCATAGTTCCCTCGTTAATTTCAATGAGTCTTGTCAAGCAATCTATACATAAATAAGACTCACAATATAATTCTTTATTTCCTGTATCGACATGGCACATACTTACATAATCGGTGTAATACACATCCGATAGTTTCTTTTGGCAGTGTTGGCAGTTCATCTTGTTAGTTTGGCAGTTCATCTTGTTAGGTATTATATTACTTAAAAAAAATTTCAATTTTTGTTTCAATTTTTATTTCATCCAATCTATGGGATAGAGACCCACAACATATTATAAATTGAACCCCTCATTTGTCTCCAAATATCTTTTTTATTTATTTTTGAAATGGAGACAAGTGATCGTCTAGAAGTATGGTTTATTATTATTATTATTATTATTATTATTATTTTTATTATTAGGGAAGGAATATAGAATATATTCTAAAGAGAGAGAAGGGAAGAAGGAAAGGGGTGGCAACAAAAGCAACAAATCTTGCCCCAAATATGATAAAGTGTCTACATGAGGAGGTGTATAGGAGACTTTTGTCAAATCAGGGGCAGGATTTGTTGCTTTTGTTTCTGCTTATGGTTGGTGGCCTACTTCTTCATCGTCAGGATCATCGCCCTTCAATTTAAGACCTTGTATGCGTTCGCAATTTACAGCTTTCCCACCAACTCTAATCCAGTCGTTACGGAATTGTCTCTTCAAAACGATATGATGACTAATCAATTCGCTGAACGCCTTCTTGTTGAGGTTTCTCTTCTCTAATTTAGTAAGGTTAGAATATAGGTCACTAGCCTTGTATAAGTCAAACACATCTTTTAACTTCACATACTCGGTATCGTCTGTCGCTTCATAATTTTCCATCATCCATCCATACATCTCATCGCTACCCAAAACATATTGCTTGGATAGGTTTCTAATACGCTCAGGTATATACAATGTCTTTTCGGCATTTTCCAAAATATAGTGAAAGAAAGCACACGAATGTTCTATTTGCCATGTCTCGGTCTTGTATTCTAAATTGCCTTGGTAGATGCCCTTACTTTCATCTACATCATCGGGATTAGACACGAAAGTGCTCTCAAAAGGAATATCCACGATACGCTCCAAGACACTTGTATCCATCCGTCCGCTCAACAATAGTTTTTGGTTTAATTCGATTATCAAAACCATCCACAAGATAGTTGTAGTAATCCCACAGTATAAACCACGAGCAGCGATTTCAGAACAACCAGTCAATTCTTTCGCAAATCCAGTTTGAATTTTACAACCGTCTTCAGGTTCACTGCTAACCACCATACGCATTTTATGAAGGTTGGCTAGTTCAGGATTGGCACCAGTTTTCTTCACTTCTTTGGTTAAAACCTCAATGGACATTTTGTAAGCGTATTGTCCTAACAATTTGAAAGCAAGTTCGTTCAATAGCCCTTTACCATTTCTTCCTTGACCATTCGCAATAAACAATTTTTCAGGGTGTTCTCCTGATAGACACAATCTTAGCACACTAAGATAACACTTACCTACTTCAGGGTCAGGAAATATGCTATTAAATACTTTTGCTACTACATCCAATTGTTCATCAGTAGGGTTAACATAATCACGACCAGTATTCTGTGTGATATAATCTTCTTTTTTGATGTCATAGGGTAGTCCTGTCTTCAAGTCAAACGCTTTATTCTTGAACGCAAATATATATGGTTTGTTATCAAATATATCTTCTGTGTCACAATGTTCGCTATACATTTTATCCATTACAAAACTACAAACATTACTGAGTTTATTTTTCTGACATACTTCTTTCAGGTGATTAAGTGTAGTCGCATATTGTTTCATATCGTCTTTTAAATTACCCAATTGTTTTTCAAAATGTTCTCTGATAGTATCACCAATCATTGTTCGCAAAATATGCGGTTCTTTCTTATCTATAATTCTCCAGTGATTACGATAGTATAGGTACATAGTGCTATTAGATACGATACAACAATCCCCAGCTAGTTCCCAAAATAATTCCGAAAAATCTCTATCGGTTGGTTCTGTTGAAAATGGTTTAGCGGTCATCTTATAATATAGGTCATTATTAGATAATTTCGCATAATGCCGTAATGTGCCTTCACTTGCGGTAATATTTTCAATAGAGTAACTATTCCACAAAGCAATAAAACCATCTTCCGTAAATCGGTCGCTTTTCATAGACGTTTCTCTTGCTTGTTCTTCCGTGAAACCGCATTTTTTCATAGCACATATAATTTTTATCCAAGCGTCTCGGTCATCCAAATAGGAAATAGCAATGATGTTTACGATTGATTGAAGAAGACTTACCTCTGCTGTGGGTGCTTGAGTAGTGGTTGTTTTTTTTTCTTCTTGAAACTTGTCCGTCTGAAAACATTTCTTAAAACTTTCTGAATCAACATAAGAAGGTTCATCATATTCATCCTTGAACCATTCTTTACCAACTCGTTCAAACACTTTTTCTCCTAAATAGTCAATCAATGCTAAATCGGAACAATTGACGACATTCTTTTTCAATCTTTCATTTTTGTTTTGTGGTAACTCCATCCAAATATGAAACCCTTTTGTATTGCCTTTTGTATAAATGCTCTTTTCCATTTTGGTGGCTTCATAGAATTGTTCTAATGTATAATTTGGGTCGTCAATATCTACTACGGCATAATTTGTATCTTTTAAATAATAGCAACAACTGATGTATTGGTCTTTGGCCATTTCAAATTCACATTGTTCATATGTCCAATTTCTACCAATGCCTTTAATCTTATCCTTGCCTTTCCCTTTAATCTTAGGTAGCAAAATGTATTCGTGTGGGATGTTTTTCAAGAATTGAGGTAGTTCCGCCATTATATATATTACTGAGAGATTATATTTAAGTCCAAATCAATTTTTATTTAAAAAATCCCTAAAGAAATAGGGATGGGTCGATACGGAATAAAAGGGTTTGTTGTCTTTTGAAACAATAGTATTTGGCGGAGTGTTTAATTGCCCGTAGTAAATTCAGTTCTTTATTATTTTCCCTCCATTTTTTCACATATTCACTATTTTTTGGATGCGTCATTGTTATATATATATAGTAGTAAGATTTATATCAATTTTATAAATTAATTAACCAATCATAATAAAATCTCCTAAAAGATTCTTATAAAAATAGTGTAGGGTCAATATTCATTAATTCTTTGATTCCTTTTTTATAGTAGTAATGCTTCAATACACCTTTTACATTTTGCTTTAAATATTTGTCTCGATTCAACTCTCTCCATTTCTTTTGATATTCACCGTTTTTTGGATGAGAGACCATTCTTATATATATATAGTAGTAAGATTTAAGTTCAAATCAATTTTTATATTAAGTTATATCATAACTACTAGCAATGGTATCCA